TCTATAGCCATTTGAGGTCTAGAATTCTAATGATAGAACCTAATGAATGGGATGTGGCAACTATGTTACCAATCCAACAATTTAGAGGTGCAAAACCACAAAAAGTGTGGATGGATTCAGTAAAAGAATACAAAGAGCATATGGCTCATTTTAACCAAGACAACGAATAATGGCATTATCAGATTTTTTATCTTCATTTACGACAGATGTAGCAAGACCTAATAAGTTTGATGCTACTATAATCGTTCCTGCCTTGTTACAAGATTTCAATCCAATATTGCGTAACTTGACACTACGTTGTGAGGCCACAGAACTTCCAGGTAGAACCTTTGGTACTGTGGATCAAAAGTTTGGTTCTAATCCAACAACTAAATTTCCAATACATTCATCTTATAATGACCTAACAATGACTTTCATTGTGTCTGGTGATATGTCCGAAAGAACTTTCTTTGATGTATGGATGGAATATATTAATCCAACTAGAACATTTGATTTTGATTATAAACAAAACTATGCATCTACAATTACTGTAAAACAATATGACTTACAAGATGTTATTGTTTATGCTGTCAATCTCTTTAATGCATATCCTATTGCAGTCAATCAAATGGACTTAGATTGGTCTAATGATGGTTTTCATAAACTAACTGTGGTGTTTGCATATGATTACTGGCAAAATGCAGGCCTTGAAAATCTTGGAACTGTGTTACCAACTATTAATCAAGCCGCTTTGCCATTTAATTCATATACAGATATTGGCTCAGCAGACGCTTACTTCACACAATCATCGAATTTCAATTCGTTATCTACTGTACCAGAAACATACGACCAATCTTTAGTTGATGCAGCTATAGCACAACAACAAATTGATGCAGCTGCAAGATACGATGAAGAACAAGCAAGAACTGAACAAATTATTAGTGACCTAGCATCAACATCTGATGAATAATTTTAATGGAGTGAAATATAATGGCTTTACCAAAAATTGATGTACCAATTTATGAATTGGATTTACCTTTGTCTAAGAAACACATTCGTTTCAGACCTTTTCTAGTTAAAGAACAACGTAATCTTATGATGGCCATGGAGGCCGATGATAAAGAAACGATTGAAAAGAATATCAAACAAGTTCTACACAATTGCACATTGACTGAGAACATTGATATTGATTCTTTGCCTATCATTGACATTGAGTTTTACTTCTTAAATCTACGTGCTCGTTCTGTTGGTGAAATCGTAGAGAACAAATACCGTTGTGAGAATGAAGTAGATGGTAAAAAGTGCGGTAACTTAATGGATTCTAAAATCAATCTATTGGACGTTAAAGTTGACATGACTAATGTACCAAATAGTTTGATTAAAGTGACAGACAAAATTAGTGTTGGCATGAAGTATCCAGAATTCTCTATTTTGGACAGAGCCACTAAATTTGAAAATCCAACCGATATGGCATTTGATATGATTGTCGAGAGCATTGAATTTGTTTTTGATGGTGAACAATACTACTATGCAAAAGAAACAAGTCCAGGTGAGTTGATTGAGTTTATTGAATCATTGAATCAAGACCAGTTTGCAAAGATAGAAGAATTCTTCAATAACTTACCAAAGTTAAATAAGAAACTAGAATTGACTTGTAAGAAGTGTAAGTTTCATCACACGATTGAAGTGGAGGGCTTAGACAGTTTTTTCGGCTAGTGATGCGGCATGATAACTTGAGGAACTATTATACAACTAATTTTTCTCTCATGCAGCATCACAAATACAGTTTGATTGAACTTGAAAATATGATTCCTTGGGAAAGGGACATTTACGTTGCTATGCTTATACAATACATTGAACAAGAAAACGAAAAAATTAAGCAGAAGCAAAGTAGATGACAGAGAACCGTAGCAAAGACTATAAAAAAGCAGCCGAGACCAGAAAACGTGGTATACTCGGCAACATCACTGACAATATAGTTGCCGGTAATAGTGTTCGTGGTTCTATTAAGTCTGGTATATCAGATTCTTTCAAAGCCAAAGCTACAGGATTAAAAGAGAAATTTGATCCAATTAATATTGCAAAAACATTTACTGGCAATTTAGGCGGTGCAATTGTTGGTAAGATGATGGGTAGAAGTATGGAAGATATTGCACACTTTTCCGGTATTAAACTAAAAGAAAAAAGTGCAGGTCAAGTAGGTAATGTTAATACTGCACTTTATACTACAATAGCAAGAAGTAGTAGAATGAGAAAAGGTGATAGTCTTTCTGATGTGGCTACAAAATTATTATTTTTTGTGAAAAGTTCTCGTGAAGAAAAAATCAAACAAGAAGAACTAGATAAAGATTTTGATAAAACCAAACACGAAAAAGAAAAAGAGAGACATGAGCAGTTATTAGAGGCTATAGAAGAATCAAAAAGCAAAGAGATTCCTGAAAAAATGGATGAAAAACTTGATAAAAAAGAGCCTAAAAAACCTGAAGTACCAACACCTAAAACACAAACATCTGTTCCAAAAACTCCAGAAGTAAAACCTACAACAGTTAAACCTGCTGAACCAGAAGCACCTGTTACGCCACCAAAGACAACTACGCCTGAACCAGAGGCACCTACAATCACACCATCTAAAACAGCAACACCAGAAGCTGCACCTTCAATAACTGAGAGAGTAAAGAATTTCTTTACATCAAAACCAGCATCAACTGCCGCAAAAGTTGCAGTTGGTGTTACTGCTGCGGCCGCACCAACTACATTAGGTGATTTGATTGCTAAGAAAGGTGAGTCAGGTCAAGCAGGTTACAATGCAGCCAACATGGGTACTAAAGGTGGTAAGATACAAGGACTGAAACAACCTGTAAACTTAGAACAACTGACAGTTGGCGAAGTGATGGAAAGACAAAATATAAAATGGGGTTCTAAAGATGAAGATAAGAAACTGTTTGCTGTTGGCAAATATCAAGTTATTCCTGGAACATTAAAAGATGCTGTTACAGCATTAGGCATTAGTAAAAGTGATAAGTTTGATGCTAAGACACAAGAAAAAATCTTCAATGAATATTTGTTAAAGGTTAGAAAGCCATCTTTGCAAGCCTATTTGGTGAGTAAAGAAGATGATCCTATGCTATTAAAGAAAGCAATACATGAGTTGTCCTTAGAATGGGCATCTATTGCTGATCCAAACATTCCTGGTGGTACAACCTCACATTACGGTAGTGGAAACAAAGCATCTATTTTTGTTCCTGAAATGGAACAAGTGTTGAGATTAGAAAGAGAAAAGAACACTAAAACTGTAGCAACACCAACACCGGCATCAAATGGTGTTGGCACTAAACTGTCCGCAACTTCTGTACAAAATCAAGATTTAACACAAAAAACACCACAAAATACTGTGGTGGTAAATAACTCTGTGACAGCTATTAGTGGTGGTACAACTAATCAACAAATGATGATGCCACAAACTAAAGACATTAAACCAACTTATATGGCACACTAATGAAAGTAATAACTAAAAAATTAAAAGAAGAAATCTTTGTATGGGATCCAAATGCTTTTGGTGGTAAAGGTTATTGGTTTGTATTGGGTACAAAAGGTGGATACGGTAAAGCGGCCAGTAAAAAAGAGGCTGACAAGTTAGGTAAACCAGATTTACCTAAAGAAACTGCAACACAAGAAACTGCAACTGTAAGTCCTGTTAATACAAATGTTAAATCGGTGCCAACGTTAGAAACACCACCTGAACAGGCACCAGTAACTAAAGTTATTAAAGAAGTTAATAACACCGAAACAATTATAAAAGAAGTTCCATCTGAAAAAGATGATGAGGAAAGAAAAGTTTCTAACTATGCTCTAGCAGCTAAAGCTAGAAAAACAAGTTTATCTGACCTCATCACTAAAAAGATTGTTGAGGGCGAAAGTATTGGTTCTTCTATCAAAGCAGGTATCTCAGAAAAATCAAAAGCAAAAGTAACTGGCATCAAAGAAGCATTTGATCCATTGAACATTGCAAAAAAACTTACTGGCAGCCTTGGTGCAGCCGTATTAGGTCGTGCAACTGGTAGAAAACAAGAAGACATTGAATATTTCACAGGTGTGAAACCAAAAAAAGATACTGCAATTAAAGATAATTCACCCAAATCAGTTAACAATGCTCTTTACACCAAAGTGGCAGAAGGTCAAAAACAAAAAGTATTGAGAGGTGATAGTGTAGCCAATGTATTGGGTAAACTCTATAACTTAATGAAACAATACCATGATGAAGATGTGACACGTTTAGAATTAGAAAGAAGTGCTAAGAAGTTAAGAGAAGATGAACAACAACGTTGGCATGAAGAACTGATTGATGCTATTCTAGGTAAGAAAAAGAACAAAGCACAATCAGCAAGAAAAGATGGAAAATCTGGATTCAATCTTTTAGATTATTTGAAAACCGCTTTGAAAACTGCCTTTGAATTTATTATCAAGACAATTAAAAGCATATTCAAAGGCATACTTAAAGGCATAAAAAATATTATTAAAGCAACTGTTGATGTGTTCAAAAAATTTATTGAAGGTCCAATAAAAGCACTAAAATCATTAGTGCTTGATGCATTTAAGAAACTAAAAGATTTTGTTGCACCAATTATAAAATCTACACGAGAAGCATTGGAGTTCATAGGCAAAAACTTTGCTACTTTAGCACGAAAAGTGGGACTAACTGCATTGGCGGAAAAAGTAGAAAAGGCTATTACTAAAACAGAAGAAAAAGAAATCGAAAAGATTGGTGCAGAAACTGCCGAAAAAGCTTTGGCTGAAACTACCGAAAAGGCTGGTGAAAAAGTTATAGAGAAATCTGTTGTAGAAGAAACTGAAAAGATTGCAGAAAAAACTGCAGGTAAAACATTACTTAAAAAGATACCATTTTTAGGTGCACTGGCAGGCTTGGCTTTTGGTACTCAACGTGCAATTGGCGGCGACCTTACTGGTGCTGCTTTGGAAGTTGCATCAGGAGTTGTAGGATCAGTTCCTGTTGTTGGAACTGCTGCCAGTCTAGGCATTGACGCCTATTTGGCTGCAAGAGACTTTGGAGTAGTTGGTGGAGAAAGTAAAGAAGAACCAACTGCAACACCTGTGGAAGAACAACCAAAAGAAAATACTTTCACCGAAACGGAAGGTGGTGCAGCTATTGGTGGTATGAAAGGTGTCAAACCAAAAACGGCAACTATTGCACCTAGTCCAAATGTAACAGCTGCAACACAAGCGAGAACAGGTGTAGATTTGTCTAACAAAGGTCAACGTCCCACAATGGTGAACGACCCTAGATTGAACATGGCTGCACCAACGCCGCCACAATCTAATCCATTAACTGAAAAGGTTCAGAGTGTTATTAATAAAAATAATGAAATGAAACTTGAGCAGAGTATAACACCAAAAACTACGGTGATTGATAATTCAAAAAATATTACGGCAGGTGGTGGTTCTACAACAGAAACAATTACGACAAATGCTGTGCCTGTACGTAATGATGAAGACACATGGAATAAATTACAGAAACTGAATTATAGACCCATATAAAAAACCCCGCACTAGGCGGGGTCTAAACTTCTAAAAGGAGATTAAAGTTTATTCTTCAGCTAACTTAGCAAAATAAGCCAAGTCATCGTCATCTTCAGTTACAATTTCAGGTTCTGGTTCTGCTTTACGTGGCGCAGCCTTCAATGTTTCAACTGTTGTTTTTGCAACAGGTTCTTCACCATTAAGACCAAGAACTTTTTCCAAACGTGTCTTCAAAGCATCATATGTTTTGAATTCTTTTTCGTCTGTCAATTCTTTCAAACTGAATTCTGATTTCCAAATTGCTTCTAACTTAGCGTCATCATCAAGCAATGGTGATGGTGATGCAAACTCAGACTTATCATAGTTTTGATAGCCTGCAACTTTAGTAATCTTCAATTTGAAGTTAGCACCAGACCACAAATCAAATGGGTTAAATGCTTGTTCATCTTCAAATGTTGGATTCATTACACCTGTAATCTTCTCAAAAATCTTAGCGCCAAACTTGAACAATTTAACTTGTCCTTCATTCTCTGGATGCTTAGGATCAGATACGATATACACATTAGCAATGTAACTTAGTTTACGTTTTTGTTTACGTACAACGTCTTTGTTGGCTTCAATGCCAGAGGTCCACAATTTGTTGTTGTGTTCACATACTGGACATTGCTGACTCTTAGTAGTCAGACACTTATCGATTAGCCAACCGCCAGGTCCCTGGAATCCATGTTCAAAGATTTTAACCCATGGCAATGAATCGTCACCATCTACAGCAGATGTAGGTAAAAAACGAATAGTAGCCATGCCGTTACCAGCTTTGTCTACTTCGGGTCGCCAGAAATTATTGGATTTGTCAGAGCCTTCTGATGTGTTGAGTTGCTCAACTTTGGCTTTTAGTTTGTCGAGATTGCTTGAAGATTCTCGTTTGAGATTTGCGAATGATGTCATTTTATTTCCTTATTAAACGGAGTATTACGGAGTATTAACGGATTGTCCACTTTGTACATAATATAACCATATTTATACACTCAGGAGTGTACTCAAGATACTAATTGTTGTCAAGGCATCTTTGTGAAGTATGCCAGTACCACCTGCTTTATTCCACGCATCGATAACATGTTCAGTATCATCAATGAGTATGGAATTTTTATCTGCATATTGTGCCTTGAGAGAAGCACCAGGCACAAAAATTGCAGGATATGTAATGCCATGTTTATCTAACCAAATTTGTTTTTGGCGTGATATAGAGGCATTACTTGAAGGCCTTGCTGTAGATGATAACATCTCAATAGGCACTTCAATTGTTTTAAGATAATTGAGTAAGTCATCAGCATCCGGCATTTTATTCAATGTAGCAAATGCATTAGCATTAATAAACTTATGAAACAGGTCACCAAATCTACGGCGACTTTCTGCTGATGCAGGTGATACATTAAACATTTCTTTGAACTTGGAATTAAAATCACAGATAACACCATCCATGTCCAAATAAACTTTAGTAAACTTATGCATGTTCTTTAATCAACTCTCTTAAAATGTTTTTGAATTTAACTTTGTCGTAATTGATAAATGGTGTATACTTTTCACACTTCAACCGCCAATTCGGCCAAATAATATCGTCACTTATCTTTCTATTCCACATAGGAAAGAAATTCATAATATCATTAAGTATCACCATTGTTTCAATTTGAATCGATCCTGACATAACCTCACGTAGAAGATTAGGATGTTGACCATCTATGACTGCCAACATTTGTTCAGGATCATCATCGCCTAAGAGACCTATTATATCATTTTCAAACACATATGTCAAGGACTGATTGGTCTTTTGCCACTTTGTATATGCTTTATCTCCTTCAGGTCCAATCATCTCACCGACCCAAGAACTATCACCATGAACCAAATTGGCTATAAAGAAATTCCTAAGTTCTTCTAACGTGTACTTACGGGATAATTTATAGAATTGATACTTGGACTTGTGCTTCATAAAAGTTTCTTTAGATACATTGGTTTTGCCATTGTACTTAAAGAAATCATATGAAGTTGAGGTGAAGTGAGTCTTTAACGCATTATATAAGGCAAAGGCCGCAAAGCCTGTGTTCTCATTCATATAGGCAATTTAGAGTTTTTCTTGATTAAGTTAACTGCTTGTGCTTCTTCACGAATTCTAGCTTTAAGGTGAGATGAGATTAATGTTGCAGCAACCTCAATCTCTACACCAGTATCTTCACAATATTGAACAATGGTTTCCATACAAGGCAAATTGTAATCGTCAGCCATTTCTTCAATCTTCAAACTGAATTCACGTATCTCATCTTTAGTAGGCATTATTTTTTACCTAATGCATAGGCCATACAAACAGGTTTTGCATCTGTTTCATAGGCACATTTAACAGAGATGGGATCTACACCTTTTTGAATTGCAGCCTCAATGTTTCTTGCCATGTTGTTTCTATCGTTGATATTATACATGATAGCACCAATGATGATAGAACAAATGATAAGAGTTCCACAAACTGTTGTTGTTAGTGAATTTTTTTCCATGTTATATAAACTCCTTGTTTCGGTCGATTCGGTCTCTTTTGGAACGGTAGAAAATATGGTTACCAATTTGCTTAACTTTTTCCATCCTTGTCCAACCAGGTTGGACGTAGGAGGCGTGGTAGTAGGTTGATCCATCAGTAACATCTTTCATTTTATCATAGTTAACAACCAGATTGGTTGCAAGTTCCAGAATCTCATTATATAATCTTTTATCATGTATTGTCAAGTCATTTTCGGTATATCTTTCACAATACCACGAAAATTGACACGTCCCATTGGTTTTTTGTTTAACCACGGAACATATGTCATCACCGTATCCAGATTGGACTCTGTTTACAGTTACAAACGCAACGGCCTTCCAACCCTCAACAGGTTCATGGGCAGCTTCAAAATAGATATTCTTTGCTAAACAAGTAATTTGCACTTTCGTTGGATTAGAAAGGTCATCATATGTTGTTTTGAATGGTAGAATATTACGAGTATCTACATTGATACAGGATAGTGCTACAATAATCACAGAAAAGAATACGCTTATGAGTACAGGTTTACTTCTCATTGGGCTCTCTTTGTTGTTGAACAAGATGATAGGTTTTTCACTAAACAGGAAAACCTATCAGAAACCTTATATCATTAGAATGATACTTTGATACCAGCAGTAACGCTATTGCCTGTGTAAGTATCAATACGTTTTTGTGCTTGCTGATAACGGTAATCAGCAGTCAATGAGACATTCTTAGCAACTGGAATTGTAAGACCAGCACCAACCAAACCTGCATAACCAGCTTTAACACCTTCATCTTTGATATAAGCACCACCAACTTTAGCAGTCAATGTATTGCCTCTAAAGGAATAAAGGTCGTATCCACCAATTAGGTCATAACGAACTTCTTTCAAACCAACGTGTTTAACACTCTCAACTTCACCTGTTACACTATATTTGCCAAGGTTTTGGCCTAATGTAATGCCATAGTCGTTACTGTGTGGTACGGCATAATCACGTCCGCCAACAACACCCAATTCTAAAGCTTGAGCGGCACCGAATACGGATAGTAATGCTGCCAATAGAACGATTTTCTTCATTAAAAACTCCTTTAAGTTGAAATTGGTTGGTTATTAAGGAAACCAACCGAAACCATTATGGTGTAGATTGTTTGGTTAATAAGGAACAATCTACAAATCCCCATTCGATTACCGTTTAAGCGGCAAGAGCGAAGCGGCTGTCATTAGCTGCGTTTACTTTGATTTACTTTTAACGACTCTCTGTGTCGAGTTGTCCATGCCTCTACTTGTTGCCCAATCGAAACTAGTACATCCCCATCAGAAGTGTCCTGCTGTTCACAGGTCAGGAATTCCAATCCTCAGAGTCTTGTTAAACTCTTACATATCACCTTAAACAACACTTCTGGTGGAGATGGCCGGTACTGCCCCGGCGTCTTGAACACTTTTTGATTTACTTCATACAACCATAATTAGCGCACCGATTCGGTGTGCTTATGCTTGATAGATTTCTTTAGAATCTTGAACCAGAGTTTTTTTACCTTTTCAAGGTTGTGTTCAAACTCTGCACGGTTTAACTTTTGAATTAGTTTTTTGACTTTCATTAGTTTGGTACCGCCACTACTTTTTTGATGCCAGTTTGTGGATCAACCATTTCTTGCCAGTGATAACCGACAGGAGGTGCTTGTACAATTGGTTGTTGTACAACAACACTTGGTTGCTCAACCACAACTGTTCTTGGTTGTGCTAATTCATATCCTACAACACCACCGATAAGTGCAGGTCCAACCCAGCAACCACCACAACCATAATGGTAGTGATAAGAAGGTCCACGGTGCCATTGTGCCATTGAGCTGGTAGCGGCAGCTGCCAATAATAACGCTACTAAGATTTTTGCTTTCATGATGCTATTATATCCTTTCCAAAAGAAAATGTCAAGCATTAAGTGGTTTATGTACCACATGGCCAGTAAAAGTAGTCATTTTTTCTTCAATTATGAATAATTTGTAATGATAATCTATCTGGTCATTCACATCCACACTTGAATCGTATGGATCACCTATTTTATTTAGGAATTCTATCTTATTTTGCGTATCTTGAGCTTTCGCTTCTTCTAATGTATCAAACTCTTGTTGCGTTTTTGTAAAGTTATCCGTAACCACGTATGTTGATGTATAGTATTCAGGATGCAATCTTTTCTTAATACGGTCAAGTACAGATGGTGATAAATGTGTTTCTTCCCAATCTTTTAACCATTCACTTTTACCTTTAGTTGCTATAAAACGTTTGACCTCACCATTAGGTTTACCAAACATATTCGCATCTCTAAGAAAACGTACAGCATCAGGACACATCCCAAAGTATACATATTCTCTTTCGGATAAAATGATTGTTTCTTCTCCGTCTATTGGTTTATCCATGATTTTGATAGTAATGAATTGCTTCTGCTAAACCATCAATGTGGTCTTTAGTTTTTTCTTTGAAAATAATAGGGTCTGAATCTTTTACGGCCATAATAATGACTAAATTATTTATTGGCTGACCAACTAATTCTTCGTACATCAATGAATATGCAGTAGTTTGCCAGAAGTAATCAAGAATGTCTTCTCTTGCTTTGATTTTAGATGAGGTCTTAAAGTCAATGACTGATAACTCACCTTCATACTCTGCAATACAATCAACACGACCAGCCATACCAAGTTGTTTAGACCATAGTGCGGCCTCTTGATAATGAATGTTGTTTATCTTATTAAGATATGGTTTGATTGATAGAAAGTATTCCAACGCATCAGGCATAATGCCCTTCATGTAGTCTACTTTGTTATTGAGGTAGTTTTCGCATATGGTGTGGACGTTTGTTCCACGTGATGTGGCCTGTTTACTGATACGATTGGCTTCTTCTTCACCAACACGAGCACGCCATTCCATAATAGACTTTTTCTTTTGTAAACCAATAACTGTGGTTACAGAAGGTAAACGAGTACCATCATCAAGTGTATAATATCGTTTACCATCAGGAAAAGTAGTTGATTTTAAGTCAGCAAGGACTTTAGGTGGGCAGTACGTGAATGTCATCAAATTTGGACTCATAAATTATGGCTGTAGAAGTGTCTTTGTCAAATACTATGTATCCGTCACAAGCCATATTCCAGTCGTCACCACCAATACCGTTGCCGGTAACTTCATCTTGTACAGGAACATTTACTCTAAAATGTTTTACCAAATACTCTTTTTCGCCATTTTCAAAGATACGCCAAGCGTGATCCAAAGAACCACGACCTGGTTGTCCTCTACTCTTGTTAAATCTTATTGTGTAGTGGTTCATACGATTTCTGCCGCAGGAGTTTCTGTATTAGCAGTTGGGTTTTCAATCCATCTTGTACTCATATTAAAGTGAATGAATCTAAATGGTTTCTTAGAACCATGTCTACTAAATGCATGAGGCAACCATGCAGGTGCAAACATAAATTGACCAGGTATTGGTTCAAAATTAATTGCGGTAGAACCAAGAGACACATTACTCATATTAGCTTCAGGTAAATTAATTTGCCTTTTAGCTGGTCTAGGATCATGTATAACAACACGAGAACAATCTGGTGGACATTCTAAGAAATAGAAACCAGTTAATTGAGCACCAAAAGGATGTACATGTTCTTCATTCGCTGAGTGCATGTGATGATCCTGTAACCACCAATCGGTGAGAACCACTTCTTGATTTTGCATATTATAACCTTGCTCTGCAAGAATGTTCCAACCAGTTTGAGCGGTAAATTTAACCATTTCAAAAATGCGTGGGTCTTGAGCATGAGTCTCAGTCATTGTAACAGGATAAAGTTTATCCGCCAATGTATTTTTAGGTTTATTCTTTTTAGCCTTCTCTAAGTATTCACGTCCAACATCATGGATGGTTTTTAACCATTCAGGTTTATCGATAGTGTAGATGGCTGTAGGGAAAAAGAAGCTAACATTGAGTTCGTGTTTAGGAACT